ATAAGTAATAAGATGGCGCAAGAAGGTCAACAGAATCAGAACACTTCTTATTCAAATGCTTTACGTGTCATAGAAAAGTATCCAGAACTTAAAAACAATATTTTGGATAAACACCATGACTTTATGTTAGGCATGGGAATAACTACTAATTTCACTATTACAACTTCTTGGATTACAAGCATTGGTAAAGGAGATGGATGTTTTTTACACAGACATAAAAATTGTGCATATAGTGGATTGCTTTATTTTGATGAAGACTATAAAAATGCTGCACCATTAGAGTTTAAAAATCCATTAATACATAATGATTCATTTATGTTTGGTTTTTACGATAATCCATTTAGTGGATCCTTTCGATGTCCTCCAGAAACTGGAAAATTAATTATTTTTCCAAGTTATATAGAACACATTGTAGAAAACAACCAGAGTGAAGAAAGGAAATCTCTTGCTTTTAATTTTCACCCGATTGGATTTATTGGAAACGGAGATTCAAGTCTTAATACAAGATGGCTGAATTTATAAGACACGAGCCATGTGAAGTATGTGGCTCATCAGACGCTAAAGCAATATATGACGATGGAAATACATATTGCTTTAGTTGTCAAAACTTCACAGCAGAAAATAACCACCAAATAATGACAAATGTCTCATTCAAAGGATCAGCCCAAAGGCTGCAAAAACGAAGAATCAGCGAGGCAACTTGCCAACACTACAGAGTATATAGAGACGGAGAACTTCTCCGCTTCCCTTATTTCAGCAGCGATAAAACACTTCGAGGATTCAAAACAAAGAACAAACTAAAAGAGTTTAAGTATGAAGGAACTACTACTGACACTTTATTTGGTCAGTCTCTCTTTCCTTCTACTGGTAAACGTATTATTGTTTACGAAGGCGAACTGGATGCACTTTCAGCATGGGAGGCGTACCCGAATTGGGCGCATGTTTCCCTACCGCATGGCGCAGCGTCGGCGAAGAAAGATATACAGAAGCAACTCCAGTTATTTCAAGGATATGACGAAATCGTTTTATTCTTTGATAAGGATGAGCCGGGTAAACAAGCTACAGAACAGGTGGCTGCTCTCCTACCAAGTGGGAAAGTTAAGATTGCTCACCTTCCGGATCCGTACAAGGATGCTTCTGATGCTCTCCAAGCTGGAGATTCAGAGGCGATTCGCAAAGCTATATGGAATGCTTCGCCGTATCAGCCGGATGGAATAGTAGATGGTCAGTCACTATTAGAATTAGTTACTAATCCAAGCCCACCATGTGACTTTGAGTATCCATTTGCAGGATTGCAACGTATGACTCATGGCTGTAGATACGGTGAACTGACCGTTATTTCAGCAGGCACAGGGCAAGGTAAGTCTACCCTGACAAGGCAGTTAGCCACACACTTTTTAGATCAGAACGAGCGCGTAGGATATATTGCTCTGGAAGAGTCAAATAGAAGAACAGCTTTAGGCTTGATGTCTGTAGCTACTGGTAAAGCATTACATCTTGGAGAACATACCAAAGAAACATTACAAGAAGCATATGACAAAACCCTCAAAGGCTGGCATCTCTTCCTTTACGACCATTTCGGGAGTGCTGATCCTGACATTATTTACAGTCGGATTGAATATATGGCACTCGCGCTCGAAACAAAAATCATCTTCCTCGACCACCTATCCATATTGATATCAGGTCTTGATGGAGATGAAAGAAAGATGATCGACACCACCATGACTAAGCTAAGAAGTTTAGTTGAACGAACAGGAATAAAACTATTCCTTGTATCTCATTTACGTAGAACACAGACAGATAAGAACCATGAAGAAGGCGCACGTGTAACTCTTGGACAACTGAGAGGTAGTGCAGCTATTAGTCAACTAGCAGATGAAGTTTGGGGGTTAGAAAGAAACCAACAGACAGAAGCAGTAGACCAGACAATACTACGTGTTCTCAAAAATAGATACTCCGGTGAAGTAGGTGTCGCATGTCAATTGAAATACAACAAAGAAACATGTAAATACGATGAAACTACAGAGCCAATTTTCAATCCCAGCACAGACTTCTGAGCTGAAGAAACCAAACCCACCCAGTAAACAAGCAAAAAAGAAAGCAAAGTTTAGGGATAAAACCTATGTCGGAAAGCCAAATGCTCATCTTTGATTGCGAAACTAACGGATTACTACATGACGTTTCTGAGGTACACTGCCTTGCCATTTACGACGCCGAAAAAGAAGAAACCTTCGTATTTAATAATAACGGTGGTGACTGCTACCCGATCACGGAAGGTTTGCATTGGCTCACCCATGCTGATGTTATCGTTGGTCACAATATTATTGGGTACGATCTACCTGTTCTTCGGAAAGTTTATCCTTGGTTTGAGTATGACGGCGATGTTATTGATACTCTTACTCTATCTAGGAGTTACCATCCAAACTTGATGGAAATAGATAAGAAAAGAAATGTACCAAGAATGCCTTTACAACTTTATGGACGTCATAGCTTAGAAGCATATGGTTACAGATTAGGAGAATATAAAGGAGAGTTTGGAAAGACAAGTGACTGGAGCGAATGGTCACAAGAAATGCAGGATTACTGCGTACAAGACGTAAAAGTTACCACCAAATTATGCGAACACTTCCGCCCTTACCTGACGCGGATCGGTTAGAGCACCGAGTCGCAGAGATATTAACAGAACAAGAAATTCATGGATGGACATTTAATGAATCAAAAGCTCAGCAACTTGAGTCATCTCTCCGACGAGAGATGGAAGAAACTCAAGCAATACTTCGAGGACAATTCCCTTTCGTTGCAGGATCGTTGTTCACTCCTAAACGAGATAACTCAACACAGGGATACCGAGAGGGATGTGAAATACAACGAATAAAGGAGTTTAACCCAACATCACGAGACCACATAGCATGGATTCTGAAGACTCATTTCAAAGTCAAATTGAACAAGACCACCACGACTGGGAAACCAATTATCGACGAGACTACATTGATGGAGATAGATATTCCCTTCTCGAAACAATGTGCGAAATGTTTGACGATAAAGAAGAAGCTTGGAATGATATCAGAAGGCGTGAACGCATGGAACAAGCTTGTTACGAGTGAAGGTCGAATACACCATCACTGCTCGGTTAGTACGAACACATTTAGATGTGCTCATCGTAAACCGAACCTAGCTCAAGTTCCAGCAGACAAAGAATTTAGAGAACTATTTACAGCCAGTCCGGGAAAGATAATGGTAGGTGCAGATTTAAGCGGTATCGAACTGCGAATGCTTGCCCACTATTTAGGACGATATGACGGAGGTCGATACGCTGATATTTTACTTAATGATGATATTCATCAAGTTAATGCTGACAAAATAGGGATCTCCAGACGCCAAGTTAAGACTGTCACATATGCCTTTCTTTATGGTGCTGGAAATGAAAAATTAGGATTGAGTTATGATAACTCTTTACAACCCAAGGAAGCCAGAAAAAAAGGACAAGAGATTAGAGAGGCTTACGTATCT